ACTACAATCCTCATGATGCTAAGAACATCTTCAAATGGCTTGAACTTAATCTTGTAACCTGTCCAAAGGGTCAACTTCAACTAGGAACTCAGCTACTTCTGGAGCAATTCCAAAAGGACCCCTGATCCAATAGGGAATATTGTTCGAGACCTCCTCAGGTATTACATAGTCAAGAACTTCAACTAGAATGTTAAAGTCTTCGAGTTTTTCTTGAGCTTCTTCTTTAGTTGGTCTACGATCTCTTTCATTCCAAACATTCCGACCTTGAGCTACATTCGTTCGAGAGCTTACAATGTCAACACTAGGAACATCCAAAGTTGAAAACGGTTGACTAGCTCTCTCATCGTACGACGGAAATAAAGTAGGTAGCTGTGTTGATCTCATGCTCGCACCTGATTAGCTAATTCATAAGAACGCTTCAGGCGCTGCATGTAAACCAATTCAGATTCTTCATCGATCATACCTGCAATGAGTTGTCTCGAAGCCGGGATAACAATGTAAGATAATCCAGCATCAAGAGCACCATCCGCACTAATTTGAACGATTCGATAGCAATACAATTTATCTGCAGCTGTAGGTTCACCCGATTCAAATCGTTGTGACCTCTGCAGCTGTTGGAAATTTGGAATCTTAATCGTGCTGTTTTCTGCAAACACTCGAAACAATCCATAAAGAATAGTCTCAAATGATTCATCATTTCCAAACATACCTGGTCCCTGCATGTTTCCTAGAAGATCAGTAAGCATAGTCGCATTAGGATCAATTGGTGTTGATGTAATTAAATCAAGAACATACAATGAGGAGGTGGTTGATGTCGCACCAGGTAGCATGCGGTAAACACCTGGATCCTGAACACCAACTGCAGAAGGGAAAAAAGTCAATGAATCCATTGCGTATCCACTTAAATCAATTTGAGTTTCATGAAACCATCCTGTGTTCGAGCTAAGTTGTGACCAACCGGTAGCTGGTGAAGTTCCTGTAGGAGTCCAAGCTGTTCCACCCGCGTATGTGACGGTAAGCGATGGATGCATTGCTGCAAGTCTGCGATTTCCTTTCACCTTTTACCACCTTTTGGTTTAGGTTTAGGCTTAGTTAGATCGGGGAGTTCTGTTACCATATTACCACTTCTTACTTTTTGTTACTTCGCTTGAAGGCTTTGGACATTTTTGCGAGGTCGAGTCTTCCTTTTTTTGGTCCTGATTTGAATTTGATGTGGTTACTTGAAGACTTAAGGTATCTTTGCCAACTGCTAAGTTTACGCTGCGTTTTTGAAGCCACCTTTTTGCCTTTCGATACTGTGTCCCTAACAGCCCTAACAGAACGCTCAGCAGAACCAAGAAGTTCTCTAAGCTCATCGAGAGTTCCCTCAATCTTTACCATTGAAAAAACCTCAGTTATCAGAGGCAGTTGATTGGATCGCAATTGCCATCCAATCCTTAGTTCCTAGTTTAACTACACGGCACTTAATACGAGCAGTAACGGCAACATCAGCAAAAGTTGCTGCTGTATCATTGCCAGCAACAAGGTACATCGTGTCATTGACAACCATAAATGCTTCAGATAATGCAGCAGGGCCAAAGTTGTCTGGGTAAATGTCGGAGTTGTGAGAAGCTACACCATTTGCCTTGTCAATCTGAAGAGATCCACTTGCGACGAGAGATTGATTGTCTGCTCGAACAAATCCTGTTCCTGGATTTAGATCAGTAAGTTGAACAGTAAGCGCACCATTTGCAGCAAGCATAACAATAACGTCGCTAGCTAAATCTGTGCCACCTTGAAAAACAAAGTCGACGGATTCGACGGCGACAGCTTGACCGGTGGCCACGTTGACGTAGGCTCCAAGATCTATTGAGCCTTGTATTCTGGATCCGGCTGCAGTAGCTGCAGGTAGAATCACGGTTTCGGTTAAGTAAAAGGAGCCTGTTTTTGCGGTCGCCATACTGAAAGGGTGACTAAGCCGGTGTATAAAGTAAACCCACTCCCATCTTCGCGGCGAAGCCGCCAATCTTCAGCGCCACTACAAAAAGCGGATGTATATTACCATCCCCGCACACCCACCCTTCGCTAAGCAGCCTTAGGATATAGGGCTTGCCCATTTTTTTCATGACCAATGTATATATGTTAAGACCTCTAGCACGATTCATGCGGAACAAAATGATAACGCTATGCCCGACGACTTACGAACTCTCGAAGAAGATGCCTAACTTCAGTGGATGGGTTCGTAAGATGATACTAGAAAATGCAAATAAGACAGGAATAACCAAGCCTGATCGTGAAATGTTACATCGTGAATGTGATACCTTTGTCGTCGCACGATGGCAACAAACGGTAAATGGGACTTACGCCTGGTTCGGATACTGTGAAACTTGTCAATGTGATGTCCGATGGAAGGTGAAACAATGAGATGTTGTGGAGGGAGATGGCTACAGCGTACTGTAGTCCAGAATTGCGACAAATTGACAACTTATTGGCATTGCGAACAATGTGGTTTTGTTCATAAGGAGGAAGAAGAATGAATCTTACTGCAAAGCAAATAGAATTTCAAACAGATGGTACCAGATACGACTTGGTTCTAGTTGACGATCCATACGGCGGCATCATCGTCGCATGGACATCAACAGGCTACCTTTGGCGTTATTATGAAGGAGATTATCTCAAGCCACTAAGCAGAGACTACAATCCTCATGATGCTAAGAACATCTTCAAATGGCTTGAACTTAATCTTGTAACCTGTCCAAAGGGTCAACTTCAACTAGGAACTCAGCTACTTCTGGAGCAATTC